CAGACGATTCCGCGTCCTTCGATGAGAAGAACTGGACCCTTCTGACCATGGATGAAAATGTCAGCGTTTACTCCGCTTTGGAGAACCGTGACAGCTTGGTTGAGTATTCCTACAAGTTCCCGCTTTACCCACCTTCTAATACGACCCTTGACGGGGTGGTGACAACCACGCTGGGCAACACCACAGTCAATGGCGTGGGTACAGAGTTTCAGACTGATCTGGCTGCTGGAGATGTTGTGAAGGTGTACAGCCCGCTCTTTGCGAATAATTACACCTTGAATGTGGTACAAAGCATCACATCCAACACGGCTCTTGACCTCCGCAATCCCATTGCAAACAACAATGTTGTGGATGATGGGCTGAAAATCGACACGATTTCAACACCTTATACGGCATTCAATAACTTCGAGAATGACCGGATAGTTCGTTATTTTGATGCCACGGGAGCAGAGCACGACACTTACAACACCATGGCAGTGAAGATCGTCATGACTTCTGAGAATGGGTACACAGCTCCTTTTGTCGATGACATTAGGGTGGTTGGTGTTTCTGCATAAATATGAGTGACAAAATGATACGTGAGGGTAAAACCCTCATCAATAGTGACGAAGAAGAATATCACAGGTTCCTGCTGCGAAAAGAAAAGTCAAAGCAGAACCGAAGCATGAGAGAAGACCTAAATTATCTTATTGAGGAGGTGAAGGAACTCCGGGGTCTGGTAGAAGAGTTAAGGACGGATAATGGCACTGAAGGCAAATCTGAGCGTTGATCAAGGGGCGGATTACGAAACCTCTATCACGTTGACAGATTCCAATGGAACGGCCCTTGACCTGACAGGTTACACTGGTGCCGCGCAGATCAGGAAGTATTACACCTCTTCGAATGCCACGAACTTCACAGTTTCAATCACGGCAAACACTGGTCTTGTGGAACTCTCTCTTACATCGAACACTACCAACTCCATGGCTGGAGGTAGGTATGTGTATGACGTTGAAATGACTGACAGTGGAGGAACAGTATCGCGGGTTTTGGAAGGAATTCTAACAGTTAAACCGGGGGTCACTCAGATATGAGCATTCAGACAGTCTTAAACAGAGAAAACAACATCGCTGTGATTGTCAATAAGTCTGACGAGGGACTCTTGTCGGGAAGAACTCCTATTACCTTGAAGAATAGAAGCACAATTGCTTCCAGTACATCTTTGGCCGCTCTTACAGATACAAATACAGCAAGCGCAACGGAGGGTTCAATCCTTGCATACCTCAGTGGAAAATGGACGGCTACTGATCTTGACGGAGGCTCATTCTAAATGGCTACACTAATTCAAATCAAACGCTCTTCGGGCACCTCTACACCAACTTCCCTTGGTGATGGTGAACTTGCGTATTCCGCGAACGGCGATGTTCTCTACATTGGTTCACCTGATGGTGCCAACACAGTTACTGCTATCGGTGGAGCAAGAACTCCCGGTACGCTGACGGCCAACCAAGCCCTTGTGGCGAACTCTTCATCTGCACTGAACAACATCATCCTTGGTGCACTGGCATTTACTGGTACCAATCAGACCCTTACGGCCAATGGTTCTGTTGGTACAGGTGGTCAAATCTTGGCATCTGGTGGTGCCGGGTCGAACTTGTACTGGACTGCTTCCGGTGGTGGCGGTACGGTAACCAGTGTTGATACTGGTGATGGTCTTACTGGTGGTGAGATTACAGGCGCTGGTACCATCTCTCTTGTGGCTGCTGATGGTCTTACGGCCAACTCTTCAGGTGCCTTTGTTCAGGCTGGTAACAACCAGTTGTCTGCGAACTCCACGGGTCTTTGGCTCCAAGAAACGAATATCACTCACGATAATCTTAACGGTTTCGTAGGTAACGAACATATTGATCACTCCGGTGTGTCCATCACGGCTGGCGCTGGTCTTACTGGCGGTGGTACGATTGCTGCAACCAGAACTGTCGATGTGGGTGCTGGTGACGGTATCACCGTAAATGCTAATGATGTGGCAGTTGATGGTGCCAATGGTATTAGTGTTACGGCTGATGGTGTTAATGTCGAAGGTAGCACTGGTGTGACCGTGACTGCTTCCGGTGTTGCCATCGGTCAGGACGTTGCCACGACCAGTCAGGTGACCTTCGATCAGGTGACCACGACCAATGACATGATCGTTGGCGGTGACCTTGTGGTGAATGGTAACACCACGCAGATCGATGTTGAAACCCTGACGGTTACGGACTCTCTACTGAAGCTGGCATCAAACAATGATGTGGCAGATACCATCGATACTGGTTTCTATTCTGTATATGAGAACTCTGGTGATAAGTTCACGGGTCTCTTCAGAGATGCTTCGGATGGTAAGTACAAACTATTTACCGGACTGACCCCAGAACCATCCTCCACAGTTGACACAGGTGGTGCCGGGTACACGGTGGCGACACTAGTCGCTGCAATCGAATCTTCTTCTGTGACGATCACTGGTGGTTCTGTCACGGGCATTACCGATCTCACAGTGGCTGATGGTGGTACTGGTGTCAGCAGCTTCACCGACAATGGTGTGTTGTATGGTGATGGTTCCAATGCATTGGACGTTACGGCGGCTGGCTCCGAAGGACAAGTATTGCAAGCGGGGGCATCAGGTGTCCCTGAATTTAATGACCTAGATGGTGGTTCATTCTAACAATTGAGGTGAAATATGAGTGAAGAAAAGAAGCAGGAAGAAATGAAAGACGCTACTGATGGCGTTGGTGATTACATGAATCTTTACGTGCAAGCATTGCTGACACGTATTGATGCGTTGATCAAAGAGAGTGTTGATCTTCAAGTGAGATATTCTTTGACGGCTGATCAGGCCCGGAAAAAGGATGGTGAAATCGCAAAGCTCAATGAAGAACTTTCTGAAAAGAACACTGAGATCGAACTTTTGAAAACCATGCCGACAGAAAACAAACCAGCCAGAAAGACGGCGACAAAGAAGTCAGGTAGCTAATAAATGTCAATAGCACTGTCAAATGTAGAGACGACTGATACCTTTCAGATTTGGCTGAACCGGGTCAATGATGCGGTGAATTTCATTTCAACGCAAGCCCTGCACGCTAATGCTGCGACTGGGCAGACCACTGGCAATGCCCAGTTGATTGGTATCTTCCAAGCCAACACGATTGCTGCAACACAGCTTCGTGGTGGTACTGTCGCTTCATCTGACACACTTACCATCGTCTCTGATGTGAACATTGATGGTGGCGGTCTCCAATTTGCAAATACCGAAGTCATCAACTCATCCGGTGGGTGGGTCGGTGACCTTGCTGTTTCTGGTAATGTCTCTGGGACTTATGGTCTATTTGGTACTGCAGTAAACACTGCGTTATTTAGTGTTGGTTCAGCATTTACTGCCAATAGTACGGTAGTGAATGCTGCTGCGTATCACATTGGCACTGCCATGGTTTTCAATACCACAGACGCCAACACATCTGCTAACGTGTCGCTTACTGGTACGAATGCCAATGTTGCCGCGAACCTTTATGTGACTGGTGTGAATGGGGTCAATGCGGCGGCGTTTAAGGTGGGTACAGCCTTCACGGCCAATGCCACGGTAGTTAATGCGGTGTCACTTCGTTGCGCCACCCAGTTTAAAGCAAACACTACAGGTGTCTATGTCACGGGCACGGCTGGTGTAAATTCGGTCGCGTTCAGTGTTGGCTCTGATTTTATTGCCAATACGACTATGATTGTGACGACAGGAAACGTGTCCATGTCTGATGACAAACACATCCTGTTCGGTAACAATGACTCAACATCTCTTGGTTATGACGATACTGAAAATGATACTGTCATGGACTTGGTGGACCTTGATCAGAATTTCTTGATCAAGGAGAACGCCAACACGCGGTTCACATTTGAGGGCAACACCGGGAACTTTACTGCATCTGGTGACATCACGGCATTCTCAGACGTGGCACTCAAAGAAAACATTATACCTATCGAATCGGCTCTGGACCTACTTGAAAAAGTTAAAGGGGTCTACTACCAACGAAAGGATGGTGATCGGAGCCAAAAAATTGGCCTGATTGCACAGGAAGTGGAACAATATTTCCCTGAAGTAGTTCATGAGGTCGATGGTTATAAGACTATTGCTTACGGTAATCTTGTTGCTGTTCTTATTCAAGCCGTTAACGAACTCAGGAATGAAGTGAAACGCTCCCCTACATAGGGGTTATTGACTCTATATAGAGGCTAAAGAATGGCTACGACAATTCAAATCAAGCGTAGCAGTGTCACAGGTAATCAGCCAAACACTGCTCAACTTGCTGTCGGTGAGCTTGGCATCAATCTCATCGACCATAAACTGTTCTCCAGTAACGGGACAGTTGTGTTTGAGATTGGATCAAATCTTTCAGCCCTTTCAGTCACTGGTGAAACCACCACAAACCTTACCATACAATCTGCGCTAACTGATGCCAGAGCAGCGGCTCTTACACTAACCCATAGCACATCTGGGTCTGCTGCTGTAGGTCTTGGCGTATCTCAAGAATATGTTCTTGAAACAGAATCCAATACACATATTTTGGCTGGTACCACGTGGATTGAAGCTACCAATGTATCGGCTGGTCAAGAATCTTTCAGTTACAATATCGGTATCACATCAAGTGGTAACACCGTAACTGACCCTTCTATTCGAGTGTACTCAAATAATATGATTGAGTTCCCCCGATTGTATGTGGGCTCGGTAAATGATAGTAACCGTTTCTATTTCATGGAAGGTGATGCTAACTCTAAAGGCGCAGACGTAGAATTTGGTTACAGAAATGCTGCAATCCTGCTCGAATCTAACGTTATCGGGTTTCTTACTGGCGGCAACTACCTTACAGCGACTGTTGGTAGATATAGTGGTTTAAGCGCGGCTCATTTTCGTCTCAATTCTGGAGACAGTGCTCTTTCAAACATCACTTCTTCTGGCGACACACCCTTCTATGCTGATGCACAGTATCAAATCGATTTTCGTGACGGTGAAAATAATGAGTATAAGTTATATGCTTATGGTGACTTCAAAAACAGTTCTGATTATGAGCGCATTGGATTAACACACAGTCCAAGCACAAACATTGCAACACTCGCGGTTGAGGCGTCTGGTAATGGTGTGGTTAGACCTCTTACAGTTGATATGAATGGTACTGAGGGTCTTCGCATTAACCCCGATGGCTCTATGGTTCAGAAGGGTCTTACATACCCGACTTCAGACGGCACGAATGGACAGGCAATCACCACAAACGGTGCTGGTGTTCTTTCATTTACGACAATCGGTTCCAGTGATATTATCAATCTCGAAGAACCTCGTGTTGCCATTGAAGCCAATGACATCAACATTGATGAAGGAGCATACTTCACCAAGACTATCACAGACGCGGTGACCTTCACTGTATCAGGTACGGTTGAGGCTAATAATGGTGGTGGTTTCATTCTCCAATTGACCAATGGCGGTTCTAACACTGTCACGTGGCCGGGTTCTGTTAGTTGGGCTGGTGGAAGCGAACCAAACCTCACCGCTGCTGGTACAGACATCATCACCTTTGTGACTTTTGACGAGGGTACCACGTGGGATGCGTGGATGATCGACAGTGCTGGCGGCATCACGGCTGGTGACGATATCGTGTCCAACAACACTGGTGTTCACGTAGATACCAAGAACCTCCAAGAAGAGGTAGTGGCTGTTGGGGGTGGCACTTCTCCATCAATCAACGTAGATTCTGGCGCATATTTCACCAAGACAGTGGCAACAGGTACCACTACATTCACTTTCAACGAAGCAATTGCAACAGACCATTCAAGGTCTTTTATCTTAGAATTAACAAACGGTGGTTCACAAACTGTGAATTGGCCCGCTGCCGTTGATTGGGCTGGTGGCGCTGCGCCAACTCTTACCACTTCTGGTGTGGACATTCTTTCATTCACGACATTTGATCAGGGAACAACTTGGTATGGGGCAGTCTTCTCGGCTGCAGCAGCATAATGACTAAACGTGTAGCAGTAATGACACCATCAGCGGGCGGCGGGTCCTTTTCATCAATGTCTTTTGTTGCTTGGGCCAATACCCAGCTATCTACAACATGCACCGTTCCTGCATCAGCACAGGCTGGTGATTGGGCAATATATATCGACCGTGCAAGAAACAACCCAACAGATGCGTATCCAAGTGGTTGGACGGGCCTTTATACTGAGACGGCGGACCCACCAACAATTGCGGTGTCTGCCAAGATTCTTGAGTCTGGTGATGTAAGTTCTGCTGTCACTGGTATGAACGGTGCTAATATAGATAATAAAATCATAGCGGTATTTAGACCTGACGCTGCCCTGTCATCTTTTGTTGCCGGGGCAAATCAAGATTACTCACGAAGTAGTGGTGATCCTACGGCTGCTTCAATTACAACATCAGGTGCAACCACACCCGCAATTCTATTTTACATCTGGGCCACGAACGGTTCTGTTGCAGGTGATACATATACAGGAACCAGTCCAACACCAGATGATGAACAGGATTGTGGTACCGGAAGTGCTGCAGAACTTAGGGTGGGGTACAAGATATACGACTCAGGGTCTCTCTCTACCACAAGTACGGTTGACATGGACGATCAAGGAATCAATAATCAACTAATGATCTTTTGGGTGGAGTTCAGCTAATGTTTTTTGCACGCATAGAAAACGATGAAATCGTAGAATATCCAGTATCACTCATTCAATTGAAGGAGCGGCACCCCACTGTATCATTTCCGCCCATGAAAAGCATTACCGATCTCCATTTGGAAGAATTTGGTTATGTGTGTGTGAGGGAACGAACCCCACCCCTCCCGGCAAATGAGGCCACCCATAGAGTGGTTCAAGCAGTTCCAAAAAATCAAAATGGGTGGTGGCTTCAAGATTTTGTCGAAGAAGAGTTGACAGATGATGAAAAGACTGAAAAAATTACAAAGCGATGGGCATGGGTTCGTAAAGAGCGTCTCGGAATACTGCGCGAAACTGATTGGACAATTCTCCCAGACAGTCCTCTTATATCAAGTAAAAGGGGGGAGTGGAAACAATATCGCCAATCTCTCAGAGACATCACAGATCAACCCGATCCCTTTAATATAACATGGCCTACGGAACCTGAATAATGGTCCATAGAATACTCTTCAATTCAAGATACCGGGTTGGGGAAGTTGCAACTACCCCGGTGACGTATCAAATTCAAGCCGAGACTCAGAACCTCGACCTCTATACCTATGCCACATCACCCCAGAGACCTGCTCCTACAAGATGGGACGGTTCTGATACCACATGGCAACTCGATTTTCAGATCGGCAACGTTCGTATTGGTTCAGCGTCAACACCACAGACAGCACTTGCTGTCCCGGCCCAATTGGGAACGGCTGATAGTGTAAGTATCACCAACCAAGGTACGATTGTTGGTGCTGGTGGTGCTGGTGGTCGTGGTGAGGGGGTCCCTGTTGATATTCCCCCTGATCCTCCTATTCCGGGTTCGCCATCAGTAAACGGTCAACCCGGTGGCGATGCAATGACTATCGCCACTCCTATTACATTGACCAACAACAAAGCCATTGGCGGTGGCGGCGGTGGTGGTGCTGGTGGTGATCCTGCACCGCTTGTTGGTGAAGTGGGTGGTGTGGGTGCAGGTCATGATGAGGGACCCGGTCCCGCACCCCTTTCACAACCCCAAACAACAGCCACAACCACAAACCTCACTGGTCCTGCAAACCAAACACAAGGTGGATTAGGCCAACCAACGGCTGGTGATGGTGGTGCAGTCGGCCAAAACGGTCAACCTGCCCCCGGCTCCACTAGAGGGGTTGCTGGTGATGCTATTGCCGGGACAAGTCATGTGACCTCACCAACTCCACTGGCACAAGGTTATGGTCCCGGTTCAATCTATGGTCCAACGAGCGCATAAATAGAGATATGGCTATACCATCACAACCATCAGAGCCCATTAGCTTGGGAAACACAGCAGGGCCCACAGGGCGCAGTATCTCACAGGAATTCAGTGACACTGCGCCTCATAGCATGTCTGAATTTTATCGCAACGGCCCCATTGTACCCTCAAGCAATCCTTCAGTTCCTGAATCCGGTGCAATATCGTTTCTTCAATTTAATGGTGCGTCTGACATCACACCAACCCCGGTGACGTATCAAATTCAAGCCGATACCCAGAACTTAGATACATACACATATGCCACATCACCCCAGAGACCTGCTCCTACAAGATGGGATGGCTCTACTGCTGGGTGGGAATTCGATTTTCAGATTGGTAACGTCCGTATTGGTTCAATTGACTCACCCGGAACAGCACTCTCAGTGCCCGCTCAAATGGCACAAGCAGAGAGTGTAAGTATCACCAACCAAGGTACGATTGTTGGTGCTGGTGGGGGTGGTGGTATTGGTCAAGGCGACCCAGTGGTTAACCCTCCCGACCCTCCTATACCGGGTGGTTCTGGTACTCCGGGTTCTCCGGGTGGTGATGCACTAAAAGTTCAGGCACCTATCACACTCATCAACAACAAGGCTATCGGTGGTGGTGGCGGTGGTGGTGCTGGTGGTGATCCTGCACCGCTTGTTGGTGAAGTGGGTGGTGCGGGTGCTGGTTGGGTAACGCCAAGTCCCGGCCCTCTTTCACAGCCAAATACAGAAGCCACTACATCCAATCTCACAGGGACACAGAACCAAACCCAAGGTGGTAATGCAGGTCACCCGTCTGCTGGTGCTGGTGGCGCTGTCGGTCAAGATGGTCAACCGGGGACTTACGGTTCTCATGGACAAGCTGGTAAAGCTGTGGTAGGCACTTCGAATATTACGTCTCCAACCCCAGAAGCACAAGGATACGGCCCCGGCTCGTTATATGGCCCTACATCATCTTAATGGAGTGATTGAAAATGAAATTGTTTGACACATGTTACTGGCTCTGGCCGGGTATTCTTTCCCCCGAACTATGTGACGCTATCATCTTGGAAGGTGACAAGCTCATCTCTATGGACGGTCGTGTTGGTGGTAACGGTCATCCCGGTAGCCACAATACTGAGATCAGGGACACCAACATCTCATGGTTCTCAGATCAGCACTGGGTCGAAGGTATTATGCTTCACTATGGGAACTTGGCGAATATCGCCTCCGGTTGGGATTTTCATCTCACCAGTGCACAAAATGTGCAGTATGGTCGCTACTTCCCCGATCAACACTATACTGGTCACCGGGATGACACCATTTCATATAACCGCAAGACCATGAGAAAGATGAGTGTTGTCATTCAACTTTCAGACCCTCGTGACTATGAGGGCGGTGATTTTCTCATGGACCTTAATGAAACTGATACATGGACAGCCGTTCAAGAGTTCAAGCAGAGGGGGTCAGTGATCGCCTTCCCATCCCTCATGAAACATGAAGTGATGTCGGTCACCAGTGGTGTGAGACACTCTGCAGTATGCTGGATTGAAGGACCTAATTTCCGATGATTGAATGTGACGTAAACATCCACAAAGAGCAGTTCGAGAGAGACGGATACACGGTTTTTCATAATTTTATTGACCAAAAAGATGTTCATAGAATGGCAAGACGAATGCATTACCTTCGTCAATCCAATGGATATACTGTTGACGGTCAATGCCCCGGCTCCATGGCAGTCTATAGCGACCCAATTCATTCTGAGATGCAAGAAAAATACCGTAAACAGCTTGAAGGAACAGTGGGTTTAGAGCTTCTACCCACATACACATATGCTCGCTGGTACAACCCCAAAGAGGTCCTGAAGAAGCACACGGATCGTCCTGCATGTGAAATTTCCATGACCGTGACACTAGAATACGACACGTTTGATGGCAATCCATGGCCCATCTATGCTGGTGGTGGGGAAGCTTTTTCACTCCAACCCGGAAGTGTCATGATCTACCGTGGGTGTGATGTACCACACTGGAGAGACCAGTTTGTGGGGATTTTTCAGACCCAAGCATTCATTCATTATGTGGATGCCAATGGACCATACAAGAAGTTCAAGTATGACTGTAGACCTTCCCTTGGTGCGTCCCTGAATGCACAAGACACCAAGAAATTCATGAAACTGACAAAAAAGCACGGGTAATCTGGTTCTTCTATAAATACCAGTGAGAAATCACTGAGGAAGAACTGTGCCTGAAGCATTCACATATTGCTGGACTAATCATGATAATGGGATGCTCTATGTGGGTGTCCACAAAGGGTCATTGGATGATGGATATATCTCATCTAGTAAGCCATTCAATGAAGCTTATGACGCCAGTCCAGATAGATTCACCAGACAGGTGATCGCTGAAGGCGATTTTAATGACATGTTGTCACTTGAAAACGCCATTCTTAGCTCTTCAGATGCGGCCAAATCCGACAGTTTTTACAACCTATGTAACGGTCGAAGTGGGTTTACTTGCACTGGTCATACCGAAAAAACCAGAGAACAGATGAGCCGCACATGGAAACGCAAGGGCGTTTTCAATTGCGATCAAAAAAAGGCCATTGAAACTTGGCGTGGGTCGAAGCACAGCGACGATGCCAAGAAAAAGATGTCTGAAGCTCAGAAGAAACATTCCAGTGTTCGTTCTGAAAGAATGGCAGCTAATAACCCTATGAAGGACCCGGCTGTTATCCAGAAGATGCTCGAAACTAGAAGAAGAAACAAGGAACGGAATCAAGATGAGTGTACCAACGACTAGAGCCGAGTTCAAGGAGCACTGCCTCAGAGCCATTGGTAAGCCCGTGATCGAAATCAATGTGGATGACGATCAGGTAGAAGACCGGATTGATGAAGCTCTCCGGTTCTATTGGGACTATCACTTCGACGGCACAGAGAAAATCTACTACAAGCAAATCATCACTGCCAATATTGTATCTGATGGGTACTTCACCCTACCAGAGAACATCATTGGCGTGGTGAAAGTCTTTGATATTGATGATCCGTCATTCAATTCCAGCGACATCTTCTCCATCAGATACCAAATCGCTCTGAACGATCTCTACACCCTCACCAGCGTATCTTTGGTTCCATATTACATGACTATGGAACACATGGCACTCATTCAAGAGTTGCTGGTGGGTAAGACAATGTACCGCTATAACAGACACCGGGACCGTATCTACATCGACAAGGACAAAGGCCGTTTGCAAATTGGTAGGTACTTCCTCCTTGAAGTAGCGGAGGTAGTGGACCCAGAGGTCTGGCCTGATGTGTGGGCTGACTGGTGGCTTCAAAACTATGTGCAGCAACTCATCAAGCGACAGTGGGGTGCAAACCTCTCCAAATTCACTGGCCTACAATTACCGGGTGGTGTGCAGTTTGATGGGCAGAAAATCTATGACGATGCTGACAGAGAGATCAAGGAACTGCGTGAACGTATGATAAATGATTACAGTCTCCCCGTTACTGATATGGTTGGCTAATGGTAACCTCCCCCTTCTTCAACAACTTCGACAGTTATGCTGAACAGGACCTCATTGAGAACCTGATCATCGAGTCCATCAAGATTTACGGACATGACATGTACTACATGCCCCGTACCCTTGGTGATCGTGACAGTGTGTTTAATGAAGACAATCTTTCAGAATATAATAATGCGTACCTACTTGAGTTCTATATTAAGAACGTCGAGGGTTTTGAAGGTGAGGGCTCTTTCCTGTCTGCGTTCAATCTGCAGATCAATGATGAAGTCACCTTCACGGTGGCACGTAGGACGTGGAATGATGACGTAGGTAATCTAGAGGTTCAGGACAGACCAGAAGAAGGTGACCTTCTTTACATACCGCTGAACGGAAAAATTTATCAAATAAAATATGTTGATCACAGACCTGTCTTCTATCAGATGGGTGCGCTGCAGATGTATGACTTGAAATGTGAACTCTTCGTCTACAGTAACGAGAAGTTCAACACTGGTATTGATGAGATCGACGGGCTTGAAGATGAGTGGTCGATTAACGTTGGTCAGGCAAACAACGCAACCCTTTATGCCAACGGCGACATAAATATCAATGCGAATACAGGTCGGGTTCGGAATGTATCTGACGATTACACGTTGGATATATCTGATAACGATGACCTTCAGACTGACTCTGACCTGATCATTGACTTCACTGAGAACGATCCTTTCAGTGAAGATGGAACATTCTAAGGAGAGAATTATGCTATTTGAAGAACACACAACGAAGAGAACGGTTTCGTGGGAAGAGTTGAGTGAAGCTCAAAAAAGACCTTATCTGAAAAAGGCCGAACAAAATCTTCAAGAAGGTACTGGTCAATCATTAGAAACGGTTGCCAAAGAGGAATATGATAAAAACCCTCTGGAACTTCTGCAGGGTTAATACGTGTTTGGGACCACCTTCTATTATGGTACCATCAAGAAGTACGTCACACTTTTTGGGACGCTCTTCAATGATGTTTGGATAAACAGAACAAACTCAAGCACTGGCAAGGTCGTACAGTCACTCAAAATTCCTTTGTCCTATGGGCCGAAGGACAAGTTCATTGCGCGTGTGGAAATGGACCCCGACTTGGATAAAGAGTTCGGGTTGATCCTTCCGCGCATGGGCTTCGAACTATTGAGCTATGAATATGACCCAGAGCGCAAGCTCAACACCATCAGCAAGTTCATCCAACAGGATCGTGATGGCAGTCCCAACATCAGAAAATTCCAGTACAACCCAGTACCTTACAATCTGAATTTCCAACTCTCCATCCTCGTGAAGAATACTGAGGATGGGTTGATGATTCTAGAACAGATTCTTCCATTCTTCACACCAGAATGGAATGCCACGGTGCAGCTTATCACTGACCCTGATATTGCCATGGACATTCCCATCTATCTCAACAGCGTGAATGTGGAAGACGTGTATCAGGGAAGCTTCGAGGAACGTAGAGTTCTCACATACGTGTTGGATTTCACACTGAAGGGTTATCTCTTCGGTCCTACGAAGCGCCAAGGCATCATTACACTGGCAAACACGAATCTGTTCATCGAAGACAGTTATGATGTCTCCATGCCTGACTTCGTTGCCAATG